GCATCCAATTTCTTTTGTTCATCAAGTTCAAGAATATATGGTTTTTTATTTCCTTGAAGATCTGACAATCCACATAATATAGAGTGTTGGGGAATAACTTTCGCGGCATTCAAATTTAATTTTGGATTCTTAGCACTTGCAGTATAATCTGCGTATCCAGTTACAAGTGCAAATTCAAAATTAAATCCACCAATATCTTTTGCTCTCAATCCAGCTTGCATTTTTGTCTTTAATACAATATCAATCAAACCATCTGCAAAAATTTGAATGTTATTATTCAAAACTTTTTTAAATCCTTCAAATAATTCATTATCAACTTTAGCAAGCTCTCTATTAAAAAATGCCCTCAATCCATTTTGCTTGTCTTCTTCAAATAAACTATCTGGACCAGTTCCTGCAAGTTTGCCCTTTACTTCAGATAATTCAACAGGTCTATCGTTAGTATTTGTTCCTTTCAGATTAATCAAATAAACGAGTTGATTATTCTTCAAAGGATTTCTGAAACTAATATTCCAGATTTGTTCAGATGACATGGTATCAATACCAGGAACATAGATGATTTCGTCCTTTGCTGCTTGTTTCGCAAGTCCAGCGAAATAATCTTGTCTTTGTTGTTTAAGAGAATTTCTTACCTTTTCAAACTGATTACCTTGAAGAAAAGTATCAAATGCTTTGTTGATTAATGTTGGATCTGCACCCTTTACATTCTTTTTCTTCTTTAATGAAATTCCATAATAAGTTTCCGAATCTACTTTAACAACCAAATCCGAAGAATTATAATCAAATCCATCAGATTCTCTCTTAAGTCTGAACTTATCGACTTCTTGTGGCCAAGCAGATCCAGTCATAAAAACTTTTTCTGCTACAAACTCTCCACCACTAAAATCTCCAGCACCTTTTACAAAATCTTTGACTCCGATTGCAGCAGAAAATCCTGCCACCACATTAGCAATCAAATCTGCTTTCTTTTTATCAGTATTTGGTATGGTAAAGAAAGTCAAATAAGTTGACTTACTTGACCCATACTGAACTTTACTATTATTATTAGCGATTACTTTTCCTTTAGAAAGAAAAGATAATATTGTAGAACCCGTTTTATCTTCACAGAGATCATTCATTTCTTTTTTGGTCATATGTAGACCAACCGCTGCAAAAATTTCTGAAGGTTCTAATTTAGTGCTCTTTTCAGTCGATGCCTTCGCCATTTATTCAATACTTTTTAAGTATTTAGAATGGAGTTATAGGGACTCGAACCCTAAACCTCCTGCGTGCAAAGCAGGCGCTCTACCAGTTGAGCTATAACCCCTCAAGAAAGTCCCTTTCGTTTTGATAGGGAACTGTTTCTCCTGTGTACAGTTTCCATCCCTCATGAAGTTCAGGAACTAACCATTGATCAACCCGATAACAATATTGCCAGTTAACGGGTTGAATACAATTCATCACTACTACAGACCAAAATGCTGTTATGTAGTTGAATGCTGTAAGCATTAAACGTCGCCTTCTTCTCTGTTCTCGGAGTGATGGACATCAAACTCTCCACCTGGATATCGTGCTTTGAGTTTGTCAACATTCATCTCAAGAACTTCGTCAAAGGTTGTATCAAGAGCCATACATGCCTGTGCCAGATACCAACAGATATCACCCAGTTCACGTTTCATGTGGAAGACATTCTCTTCATTGTAAGGTTTACCTTGGAAGATAATTTTTTTTACAACCTCAGTAAACTCACCAGACTCAGCAGTCAAACCGAGTGCAGCAGTCAACAATTGGGAGGTATTAGTTCCAGTTACCTCAAGTTCTGCGAGACGAGATCCCATTGCACCATAGTCAAGACTAGGTTCGCTGGTAACTCCTTTTACAAATTCAACGTACTTTTCGGTATCAACAGTCATTAGATTACAAGGTAAGAGGCGTCCTGGTCATTGAGTTCATCTGATGCTTTCATGATTTCTTGAAAATCTGCATCATAAAATTCTTGATCATTAGTATTCCATACGATAACATCTTTGTCAAGTTGTTCATCGTTGTATTTTTCCAATTGATCTTTAAGTTCTCTGTATTTCATATTAGTCGTGAAAATTTGGAATAAATGGTTCTTGACAATTTGGAGGGAGTTCTTTAATTACTACCTCCTCCCAACTACCACCAACACCGCCGTCCATATTAACTACAATGTCTCGGGTAGGAAGTTGTTTACCTAAATTGACATCAACGATATCACCAGGCAGTGGAATGAATGTGTAGTAGTGTCCTTCCCATCTACGATTTCTCATAGCAAGAAGATTAACTGCATCTCTTTCAGAACCACAATCAGCAATCTTCTCACCTCTAGGATTAAACACAGAATAGTAACCGTTCAAAACTTAAATCCCTCAAATGATTTCTTTGGTTTTGGTTCTTCATTAGTATACTCTTCTTCCTGACCACTGTCAAGAATATCATCCTGTGCAGATTGCTCGCAATCATACAGACGCATCTTGGCACGGTCGATACCAACCACAAAACGTTTAAAAATGGTTGGATCATTATATCTATTCTTTAACTGCTTCACCATAATTTGTCCAAGCCCTTCAAGGTCATCTGTAGAAATAAGGGCAAACATAAGATCAGCAGTAGCAGGCAACCCAAAGGACTCACTTGTATCAGTAAGCTCCACATCAGAGCTGCCATAACCAGAACGAGTGGTCTGAGTGGCAGATACGATAGGGACGTTTGCCTCGCAAGCAAGTCCTCTAAGCTCCTCAGCAATTGCTTTGACAACAGTATATGAATTGACATTGCTACCTGCGCGATACCTTTCGGAAGCACATATATTAAGGTAATCAATGAAAATAATATCAGGTCTAAATGACTTCTTAAGTGCAAGTTCATTAAGAAGTGACCTGAAGTGACCAGCATGGGCAGACGCCGTTGGATACTCTTTAATAATTAGGGATCCTTGTGTTCTGTTTGCAAGTTTTGTTACTTTATCTTCAAACATTACCTTAGGAAGTTCTGTTATCTCCTGTATAGGTACATTGAGCAGATTAGCATCAATTCGCTCTGCAATTTTCTCCTCAGCCATTTCAAGCGTGATGTATAATACGTTTTTCCCTCCCAAGAGTGCGGAAGCTGCGACATGGCACATAAACAAACTTTTACCGACACCAGTGCCAGCGAGAGCAATGTTAAGTGTTTTGTTCGGGAGACCACCCTTCGTAATCTTGTTGAAATACTCAAGGTCGAATGGGATGAGGTCTTCTTTTTTGTGGTACGCTTCGTATCTTTGCTCATAATCAATCAGGTAATCGTGACCGATGTTTGTATCAAAAGAAACTGCCAATGCATTTGACAGAATACTGGGAATTGCGCCTCTATCTTTTTCTTTACTATCTCCATCTGCAAGAGCGATGGATTCCATCAGTGCTAAGTAAATAGCACGATCTCTACACCATTTTTCAGTAGTATTCACCAACCAATCAAAGTCAGTAGGAATATCTTCAAGATAACTAATTAATTTTGTAATTTCAGAAAATGCCGTGTCATTAATGTCCTGGCGTTTTTCTGTTTCAATGCAAAGAACTTCTTTTGTTGCAGGTTGATTATATTCATGAACAAATTTCTCAATCTCCTCAAATACAATTTTTTGATTTGAATCTTCGTAATAATCAGCCTTGATAAAAGGGATTACCTTACGAAGATACTCTTCATTATATAAAAGATTTCTTAAAATTAGGATTTCAACTTTGTCCATGCGGAATATCAAATACAAATGTGATGCGAGTCTCGTCACCGATATTAACGGTTCCGTGTGGTAGTTTATTATTGAACCATAAAAGAGTTCCTGGTTCAACGATGACAGTTTCTTTGCCGCAGAAATATTGATACCTTCCTAGTATAGAAAGATGGAATCTGTCTCTGCTCAGATAATAAGTTCCCTCGTCTATATGTGCTCCTACAAATCCATCAACAGGAAGTGAAAGAAATCCGCATCTGTGAATGTCTGCTTTCTTAAATTGCTTGCGTATAATCTTTCGGATTTCACTGTGATGAGCGTAGGCAGGTGTTTTGATGTTGATATCAGAGTCTCCTACAAAGTCATCCTTGTGTTTGACCCCACCTATTATAAGTTGAAGTGCGCTAACTGGCAAGTCAGCAAATCCTCTATCAACTAAGGACTGGGAGTCCTTCAGATTTTTCTGATGGTCCCAGTCCTGTGGATATTTCTTTAGTTGTTCAATTACTTTCTTGACGTTGATCCCCGTCTTCAGAATCTTGATGCTCTGGTCGCAACCACCATCCATCATGGGGATCGTCGTTGATGTGCTCATACTCTTCAGGATCCATAACTAAACTGCTCCTTTGCAATTTCATCCAGTTTCTCCATCACCTCAGGAGTGAAATAAGTTTCTGGATCTTTGTAGATCGCTTTGGCATAGACTTTCTTACCATCTATCTCATAACGACCTGCAACATTTTTCCAGAGACCTCCCAGTTCACCCAGTTCAAGAAGACCATAATATCGATCAAGACCACGCTCATCGTAATAGAGACGTATGGTAACATCTTTGTTCTCCTTACTTAAACGCGACTTTGCTGTCTTAGCTTTAATAAGATTTCCAATGACTTCTGTTCCATCCTTTTCTTTCTTTTTGCTGAGATAAATGATTGTAGACGCAGCATATTTGAGACCGCTGCCTCCGCCCATTTCTTTGGTGGGAACGTATGATCCGATGACATCGTAAGTGTGGTTGGTAACGATTAGTGGAATGTTTGCTTGTCCTAGTTTCAGAGTCAGCATTCTGAATGCACCTTTGACCAGTTGAGATTTGGTCATGTCACGAACTTGTTTGTCGTTCAGTGCGTCAGTGATCTCCTTCTCAGTGGAAAGCATACCCAGAGAGTCTAGCACAAACATGCAAGGTTTGCGTTCGTCCTCTGGTTTCTTAAGGTATATATCAACTGCCTTAAGTGCCTTAGTTCTAAACTCCTCAATAGTAACAACATTGACAACAACCAGTCGCTCTAGATCGATCCCACGACTTGCGATAAGACTCTTGTTAACAGCGGCTTCAGTGTCAAAATATAGACAATACC